ATGCCGGACGAGTTGCCAGACATGGAAACGATTGGTATGGTGACACACATCCCGAACGGCATGATCAATAAGATCGTCGTTCTCGACCAACCAAACTGGGTTGCAACTTAGACCGAGCGCGGTTAGTCTCACAACACAACACGAGCAAGGAGGCTCTACATGAAACACACAACTATCAGCAAGCCGACGCACGGCTCGCCCGAGTGGCTGGCGGTGCGCTGGAAGAATGAAGACGGACTGGCCCGCATCTCGGCGAGCGTCGCGGCTGCGATCTACGACTCGCATCCGTATGTAACGTCCGCCGATCTCGCGACGCAACTGCTCGCGAGCGAAGCCCCGCAGCCGATCGAGCAAAACGCTGCGATGCTGCGCGGTACGACATTGGAAGGCCCGGTCCGCGAGTGGGCACAGACACTGCTTAACGTTGAGTTGACCGAGCCCGACGTGATGTACGTGTATGAAGAGGACGGCGTTCGCTTGATCGCGACGCTCGATGCAATCAGCACGATGGGCGCCGTGTACGAGATCAAGACCAGCAAGAAGCGCTTCGATGGCGTGCTTCCAGTCATGTGGTACTGGCAGGGCGTACACCAGGCGATCTGCGCTGACGTCAGCGAGATCACGTGGTGCGTACTGGATGGTGACCTTGACCTCAAGTTCCACACCCAGAAGGTCAGCTCGGATGAGAAACGCCAGCACATCGAAGCATGCCGTAATTACTTGGCGTGCATTGACATGGGCATGTACCCGGAGACTGCGATCCCCAGTTATGAGAACATCTCAACGCTTCACCCGAATGCCAACGGTGGCAGCGTCGAGCTGTCTGCCGATGCAGTGCAGTTGCTGGAGCAGCTGACCAAGACGAAGGCGATGGTGTCCGAACTGGAAGAGCATGCGTCTGCGTTGCAGGCCGCGATCTGCCAGGAGATCGGCGACAACTCCCAGGCCACCGTCGACGGCAATGTCGTCGCCACGTGGAAGGAAGTGTCCCGCAACTCATTTGACCAGAAGAAGTTTGAGAAGGAGCACTCAGCGCTCCACGACAAGTACAAGAAGACCACGACATACCGTCAGTTCCGTATCAACAAAGGAGACAAGTAATGCGATTCAACCTTGACAACTACGAGACAGTCGAAGCACGGCTGGCAAAGTTCTGGGAGCTCTGCCCGAACGGACGTGTAGTCACCGAGATGGTGCACTACGACGAGAACCGTGTTGTGTTTCGTGCTGCGCTGTACAAGGACATCAATGATCCGGTTCCGGTATCGACTGGGTTCGCCGAGGAAGTGCGTGATGCATCACCAGTGAACCGCACATCACATGTCGAGAACTGTGAGACGTCGAGTTTGGGACGCGCCGCGTCGAACTGGGTCCTTTCAGCCAAGGCATCACCGCGTCCGTCCCGTGAGGAGATGGCCAAGGTTGAGCGCATGAACCAGACCAAGCCAGAGATGAAGCCGTCTGACCTGTTGAGTAAGTTCCGCGAGGCTTGCGCTAAGGCTGGACTCGATCCAGAAGCTGTGGCCATGGAAGCCAACGTTGATCTCAATGCGTTGACAGATGCAGTCATGCCTGCACTGCGCAGTGCTTTCAAGAAGATCAACGACGGCATGAATGACAAGCCGAAGCCTGAGGTGCAGGAGATCATCGACAAGGTGACTGCTGCATTCCCCGGTGCCATCGCCACAGATGAACCACAGATCAAGGACCCTGGTGCTAAGGCGAGCAGCGCTCAGCTTGGCAAGATCCGCGCCATGTTGAATGGTGTAAGCCTTAACACCAGGGCCGACCAGCATGACTACATTGCCGAGATCATCAACCGTCCGATCAGCGCACTCGATGAACTGAACAAGGGCGAGGCCAATGCTGTGATCAAGGCGTTGGATGCGCGAGGTCGCAAGTGATCACAAACTTCTTGATCATTGTGGCTGTCAGCATTGTTACTGCCGTCATCACCAACGCGTGTCTCAACCGCTGGGGTCGGTGATGGATGAACGCAAGGGTGAATGTCAAGGCAACAGAGACAAGTGCTCGCTACATGAGTGTCCCAAATTCGGAACTCTGGGTCGTGCTGATCGACAAGGAAAGCGCAGAGTTCGAGGCTGCGGCGACCCTGCTGCCAGAGGGAAGCGCAACCGCACCAAGGGGGATGCAAAGGCGCGTCGTGCCCGTAAGAAACTGGGGCTGGGTGGTCACCTTACCCGTCACGAGGAAAATTGGGGCGGTGCTCTGCGTACCGAGATCAAAGCGGGCGCGCAGGTCGGTCCAATTTGGACTCGGTTTCAGCAAGCCAAAAGTCAGAGTGATGCTGCGAAAGCGCTTGGTGATATACGTCCGTTCGTGATGGTCGCCATGCCTGATGGCACAAGCAAGGGCGTAGTGCTAATGGACCTGGAAGAGTTCAGTCAGCTAGTATCGTTGCTGCAAGATTAACGACAAGACAAAGGGTCCCCTTCCTCCTTGGGGGCTTGTCGTCCCCGGCTAGGTGAAGTAGTTGCATCTAGCCGGGGAAAACCCTTAGAGGGGAAGAAATGGAAACAATGACCAGAAGCTTCGCTGCCATAGCCGCAGCCCTGATCTCATTGGGGAGCGTCTTCGGCGGGAAAGGCGAGGCGGTCCAGGCCCCCGTGCCCGTAGCGGTGGCAACTACAACCACCACCCAGCCGCCAGTCACAACAACCACGGCACCAGCCGGGGCGCTGTGCCCCCAGTGGTGGGAGCTAGCCAAGCGTGCTGGCTGGCATGCCGAAAGCATGCCGACGCTGGACTACGTGATGCACCGCGAGAGCAGGTGCGATCCGACCCAGCACAACACGACGCTCAATGCCGATGGCTCTACCGATATCGGCCTGACGCAGATCAACGACCGTTCGTGGTGCCTGCCAACCAGGTGGTATCCGAATGGGTATTTGCAGACAGTTGGTGTACTCAGTAGCGTTGGGTGCGATCAGCTGTTCGACGCAGCCACAAACCTCAAAGCCGCAAAGGCAATCTATGACTACTCACAAGAAGCAAACGGGGACGGGTTCTCGCCGTGGAACTTATAGTTACGCCATGTTGATGGCAGAGTGGGCACTGCCCTACACAAACGACAAGTGGATGAAGCACGCTGCCTGCAAGGGTGAAGATCAGAAGCTCTTCTTCCCTGACCGCGGGGCGAACGGCGGACATCACAAGGCCAAGCAGATCTGCGCCAAGTGTCCGGTGCGCGTTGAGTGCTTGCGTTACGCGCTCAAGAACAACATCTCGTATGGTGTGTGGGGTGGCGTGCCACCGGCTTCGCGTCAGAAGAACAAGCGAAAGCTGTTAGCAGAGATCGGAGATGTCGATGTCAGTTGATGAACATGCAATGCAGGCTTGGGTTGCGGAAATGCAGATCTCGCTTGATACGCTGCGTGATGACAAGAAGGATCTACAAGCTCGGGTTACTGAGCTTGAGAAACAGATAGCCATGTACAAATCCATGGTGGACCGACTACGGCTGCTACTCAGCCAGGGGAGCAATGAATAACATGTCAGACAACACTTGGTACAAGCTTCGTGACGGCACCTGGGGTGCCAAGATCAAGCACAAGGGCGAGCCGGGTGACACCGTGCATCTCGTCAACAAGAAGGGTGAGGAGACTCAGGTATGGCTCGTGCGTCGCATCGCAGAGTTTCCCGACGCTCAGCTGTGGTCATGCACCACGGACCAGCCCGCAGAAGAAGAAGCGTTCTAGTTATGAAAGATCTCGGTGAGATCCCAGACTTCAGCGACAACGAACGTCAGATTGCAGAAGAAGTACTTACCGAGCTATTGGTCATGGCCCTCACCATTCGCCCAGCGTTGCGTGCTTACATCACCAACCTGTGCGAAGGTGTGGCCCATGCACTGCCACCCGAAGCAGTTGAAAGAAGTCGGGACTACGCCTCGCTGCGCGTGAAGCAGCTGTCCTCCACGTAGCGCTACCGCTACCGCTACCGTTGCCGTCGGGTCTGCCCGATGGGCGGTCGGCTTGACGGGTCGGGCATACTCGATCGCGTCGGCAAACCGCCGATCACAAGGAGGCAAGCACCAATGACCAACGACAATGTCCAAGCGTTCCACCGCTGGGATCACCGCTACAACCACGCTGGCGACAACCAGTTCCTAGTGCGTAGTGCCAAACGACTGCGCAAGGGGA